CGCCGCTCGCTTGCTCAATCAGGCACGCATAGCACTCTTTCAATCCATCAACTCAACCCAGAACAACGCCGCTTAAGCAGACCCTCTCCACCTCACTTCAGACTCATCTCTGGATTGGAAAGGACTGGGTGTTGCGTCGGGACGATTTTTCTGGAACCCCGTTGACATCCTTGGCGACGAACCAAGGGTCGCCTTGGATCATCACCATCCGGACAGAATACGAGGGCTCGAAATCGAAAACGGCAGGCGCAGGCGCGCCTTGGGCTTGAGTGGTCATGATGTGTGCTCCGGTTCGGATTGCGAACCGTCCATCAGTCGCCAAACTGGTGGACGGAACCGAACGGGTTGGCGAACCGGTGGAGCACCGGCAGAGCCTTGCGGCTCTCCCGTCCGGCCCGCCCATAACTGGGCACACACGGACACAAAAAAGCCGCGATGCTTGCGCTTGCGGCTCTTGGCCGCTCCAACTCGGGTCGCCAAACCCGATCCCGACATGCGCCGGGATAGAGACAGAATAGCCACGGCACGGCCCGTTGGCAAGAGTAGCTACAAAAATTCCTTGACCAGCCATATTATTGTAGCTACCATAATCCACGTGAAGATTACCTGCGATCCCAGCAAACGCACCAAAACCCTCGATGACCGTGGGTTGGATTTCGAAGATGCCGTCGAAGTCTTTGCCGGCCCCACCATCGACTTCCCGGACGACCGAAAGGACTACGGCGAAACTCGTATTGTGACGGTGGTTTTTTTGCGCGGACGAATGATGGTCGTGGTCTGGACTCCCCGTGGCGAGGCCCGCCACATCATATCCATGAGGAAAGCCAATGAACGAGAGCAAGCGCGTTTTAGGCAGCGACTTGAAAAAAGTTGACGCCCATGTCATCCAGTCGGAGGAATACGAGGAAATTCCCGAATTGACGGACGAATGGTTCGAAAAGGCAACGCCCATGATCGGGGGCGAGCCTGTTTCTAGCGAAGAATGGAAGTCCGCGGCGCGGAAAGAGATGCGGCGCGGCCGGCCGAAAGCCCGGACTCGCAAGGTATTGCTGTCGGTGCGATATAGCCCGGAAGTCGTGGAATACTTCCGCGCCACGGGCGAAGGTTGGCAAGCTCGCATGGACGAAGCTTTGAAAGAGTGGATCAAGGCGCATCCTCCGGCTTAACATGCTGCCGACCCTGGCGTGGTTTCATGAAAACCACCCAGTGGGTGCCGTTCTCTTTGTCGTGGGAGCGGTCGGTGACTATCAACGTTTCGCGGCGGACATCACCGAACGCTGCGTCGGGGTGGTTGCGGCTAAACCACATCATGCGGCTGCCGCAGCACGGATCGAGAATTAGTGGCATGTTTGGTCCATGGTTCACGCCGCCTCCTGTTGCACGGCCATGCCGACCACGTTTTTCCACTTCGAATTCATGTCGATCGTGATCGTCAGCACGCGCTTGAATCCGACCGCGCCGGATTTCAGCAGCAGGGCCGCTTCCTCCGCGTTGCGCGGGTTCGAGCGCGGCCAGGTCAGGCGGCGCCAGTCTTGCACGGCCTTTTGGCGGGCATAGCCGTCGTGAGACAGCATGAGATTGAGGCGGTAGGATTCCAGGCCGCAATCAAAGCTGATGCGCAGGTAAGGCGCGCCGCTGGTCTTGGCGGTCTCGACGCCATAGGTGATGCCGTCCACGCCGATCGTTTCCAGGCGGGGCGCGCCGGACAGCACGGAGGCTTGAGACGCTACGGTGTTGACGGTCGAGGCCGGCGGCGGGAATTCGGCCTGGCACTGGCCGCACTCGGCCGCGCCGGCGGGGTTGGACGCGCCGCAGCAATCACAGATTTTGAACGGGGCCTGGCCGCCTTCGTTCTTGCCCAGTTTCGACCTGCCCTTGACTTCATCCACCGGCCCCAGCAGTGAGGTGGTGTCGGTGAAATCCAGCCACAGACAATCTCGCTTCCCGTGCGCCGTGCGCATGCCGCGCCCGGCAATCTGTACGTACAGCACCGGGCTTTGGGTGTTGCGGACCAGGGCGATCAGGTCCACGTCCGGCACGTCGAAGCCGGTGGTCAGCACGGCGACGTTGACCAGGGCGCGCAATCGGCCCGCCTTGAATGCCTGGATACGTTCCTCGCGCAACGTCTTGGGCGTATTGGCCGATACCACCGCGCAGGGGATGCCGCGATCCGTCAGGGCGGCCGCCATGTGAACGGCGTGCCCGACCGTGACGCAGAACACCATCCACTTCCGGCGCAGGGCGCCCAGCCCGATCAGCTCGTCGGCAATCCTGGCGGTCACCTCCGGCTGGTCCAGCCGCTGGGCGAGTTGGGAGACGATATAGTCGCCGTTGGCGGTGCCGACGCCTTCGCCGCTGATTTGAGTCTTCGGCGGGGCGATTACCAGCGGCGCCAGGAACCCTTCGTCCAGCAGATCGCGCATGGTGACGCGGGCGGCGATGTCGGTGAACAGGCGCTGCTCGCCGTCCGTCAGCCAGAGACCATTGCCGCGGAAGGGCGTGCCGGTCCAGCCGATCACGCGCACTGCCGCGTTGTTGCGCTGGCAGCCTTTGATGAGATCGCGGTACATGCCGGTGTCGGAGCGGGAAACAAGATGGCATTCGTCGATCAGGATCAGATCGAACAGCCCCAGCCGATCCGCGCAGCGGGCCAGTGTGCCGACGGTGCCGAGGATGACGTCCTTGTCATGCACGAAGTCCTTGCGGCCGAGGCTGGCCGACTGGATGCCGATGCGCAGATCCGGCGCGATGGTGATCAGCTTGGCCAGGTTCTGTTCGGCCAGCTCCTTGGACGGGACCACGATCAGCACCCGGCTGCGCGTGTCGAACCCGGTGACGGCGTGGCGGCACAGGGCGGCGATCATGACCGATTTCCCTGCGCCGACGCAGGCCGATACGATCGGATTGCCTGCCGGGTTGGCGCGGAACCAGCCGTAGAGCTGGTCGAGCGTGGCTTGCTGATAGGGGCGGAGGATCATTGGCCGTCTCCATTCACCAGCGCTTCCATGGCTTCCACGTCGACAGGCCGTTGCCAGCCGATGGTGATGCTGTGCCAGGCGAGGAAAACACCATAAGCCCATTGCCGGCGCACCCTAATCGATTCGTCCGTGGCGAATGGCCGGCGCTCTAACAGGGTCTGAATGCGCCATCTGGTCATTTGGGTGAGCTGTTCGTAGGTCCAGCTCCGGTTATTGTCTGCCATTGGCTGCCTCCGTTGGTTGTGATGGCGTTTCCTCCAGCTCGCGCGGAATACGGGAGTCCCGTATAATCTTCCCCATGCGCACCGTGATCGAAACTTCGACCTTCCAGAGGCAGGCCGCCCAGGTGTGGAGCGATGGGGAGCACGAGGCCTTCGTCAACGGATTGCCGCGAACCCGGAAGCCGGGGACGTGATTCCCGGCGCCGAAGGGGCGCGCAAGGTGCGCTGGGGCCGCGCCGGTTCCGGGAAGCGGGGCGGCGTGCGCGTGATTTACTTCAGCCTGACGGAGCGCGGCGAGGTGGTTCTGGTGATGCTGTACACCAAAGCCGACCGCGAGAACGTGACGCCAGACGAAATCGACAAAGCGAGGTGACCGGATGGACATCGAAAAAATCGCCAAGGCCATCGAGGCCGATGCGGGCGGCGCGCTGCCGGAATTGCGCCAGGCGCTGACTGAGGCGGAAGCCGGACTTGGCCGCATCACGACGCGCGAGCAGATTCTGACGCGCGCGGCGCGCAAGGCGACGGGCCTGTCGCAACAGGCGTTCGCCGACTGTATCGCTACGCCGGTCGCCACCCTGCGCGATTGGGAGCAAGGGCGGTTCAAGCCGCCCGGCGGCGTGCTGTGCCTGCTGCGGCTCATCGAGCGGCATCCTGAGCTGGCGCGGGAGCTGGAAGCGGCCTGAAGCCGTGGATTCATCACGCCGCCCCTCATTTGATCGCCACCCGATACCCGCCCTCGACCACCGGCGCCCCAGGGCATCCGCCGGCGTCCTTGATCGCCGTCTTGTTCGGCTCGCGCGTGATCTTTTCGCGCCAGAACTCGGGCGGGATCGCGGCCTCGTCGACGATCCGCACCGACGCCGGCAGCTTCGCCAGCGACACGCAAACATGCGCGTTCTGGGCCTTCTTCATGCCGGCGGTCTGCAAACCGTCGCGCAGGTAATCGCGCAGCCGGGCCGCCTTGTTCTCGATCGCCTTGCGCCGGTCGCGCATGCGCTTCTCGGCTTCCTCGATGCCGGTGGCGGTGTTCTCCAGGTTGACGACGAACTGGGCGACGTTGCAGACCTTGTCCGTGAATTCGCCGTCCAGGCCTTCCATGGTGTCGCGGATGGTGTCGGCGTCGACGTCGTTCTCCGGATCCGTGAGGAATTCCAGGGCGCCCTGGTAGCGGGCGCTGATTTCGTACAGGGATGTCATGGTTACCGCCTCCAGGGTTGTTGTCTGCCGGCCTGGGGCTGGGCGGGCTGCTGGCGCGGCGGCGCCGCCTGGCGGGGCGGTTGCGGCGGCGGGGCCGGCGGCGCGAACGCACCGCCCTCACCGGGCTTGCCCTGAGCCCCTCGACCCCGCTCGGGGGAGCCGGAGTCGAAGGGCGCCTCATACCGCTTGATGCGGTTCTGGTCGGGGTACTGGCCGGACCGATCCTGCTCGATGCCGACATGGGCCGCGAATTCGACGCCCTCGAGGCCGCGCAGCAGGTTCATGGTCAGGCGCTGATTGGCGTCCCGCCCGCAGGCGATCAGCCATTGCTTGACCTGCTTCTGGGCGATTTCGACGGTCTGGTGGTTGTGGTGTTGCAGGTTGTAGTTCTCGAACACCTTGCGGCCCTGGTGCTGCCCTTCCGCAACCTGGAATTCGACGGCCACCATTTTGCCGGCGCCGTTCCGAGTGTTCTTGAGCTGGACGCGGGTCGCCATCAGGCGATAGCGCCCGGCGGGGAACGGGGTGTAGTTGTCGGTCTCGTCGATGTCGCGGCCGTCTATGCCGAAATCGTAGTCCTCGTCCATCGGGTACTGGTCGGCGTAGTAATCTTGCACGTATTGGTTGGTCATGGCGGGTCTTCCGGTTATGCGGCTCGTTGAGTCGGCGGGTTGTAGGATTTCTGGATGGCCTGCCAGAACTCTCCCCAGTCGAGCGGGAGTTTTGCCGGCAGGCTGTAGCGGTTTTTGGCGTCATAGGCGGCGGTGCGCTCCAGGTGCAGCAGGCGTTTGCCGTAGCTCACGGCCCGCTTGGTCTGGTTCAGGCCCTCGCCCACGGTCTTGATGACCGTGTCGTAGTTGGCGAACGCGTTGATGTCGCACCATTCGCGCAGCTTGGCGGCGTTGGCGTCGTCCAGCTTGAGGATGTAGCGGTCGTAGGGCTCGCGCTCGGGGTCGTCGAAGCGCTTCACCTGGCAGTGGCTGATCAGGATGATGTTCATCCCCTTGGCCGACCACAGGGCGTCCAGCGCCCGGAACAGCTTGGCGAACTTCTCCCGCGCAAACTTGTAGCCCTTGCCGTAGCCGATCGCCTCGATGCCGGTGACCTGGTTTTCCGCGCAGACGGCCTCCAGACACAGCGCCTCGGCCCAATCGGTGGAGTCGAGCACCAGCGTCTGGTAGTCGTGCTCGCCCTCGTACAGCGCCGCGATGGCGTCATGGATGTCGTCCCAGGTCTCCGGCGTCGGGAAGCGGGCGATGTCGAGCAGGCCGGCGCCGTCCTCGGCGTTGATGAAGATGGGCGAGGGAGCCTGGGCGGCGAAGGTGGTCTTGCCGATCCCGTCGGTGCCGAACAGGCTCATGCGGAGCGGACGGAACTGGCGGCCGGTCTGGATGTTGGAAAGCGCCATCCTGCTCATGCCGCCCACCGCAAATCTTCGGCCACCTCGCCCAGCACCCGGCCGATCTCCGGATCGAGCAGGTCGCGCAGGGCTTCGAGCACGCGGATTTTCAGATCCTGGTTTTCCACCGGCTTGGGAAGCTGGCGCAGCCTTTCGGACAGATCGGCCAGGGCCTGGTCGATGGCGCAGTACACCGGCTCGTCGCTTTCGTCCTCATCGACCGGATCGCCGGGCGATTCTTCGACGGCCTCCTTGATGCCGGCGCCAAGCTGTACGATTTCGACCGGCGGCATGCCGGCATCGCCGGCCACCGTATAGCGCGGCACGCCGTCGCCTTCGTCGATTCCTTTATCAGGGGCGTGCTCCTTGGTTGCAGGCTTACGGGATTTCCGTTCGTACGTCTCAGTGTCAGGGTTGTATTGCGCGGCGTGCAGTCGGCCGTCACAAACAGGGCACAGCATCCTCATGCGCGCGCCGCGGGTATTGGAGTTGATGGTCTTCATGGGGGTCTCCTCGTTTGCCAGTGGGACGGTCCAGGAGTGGGCCGTTGGGCGAAGATTACCCATAAGGGTATCTACAAGTCAATACCCGTATGGGTAATTTTTTCGCCGATCGCTCGGGATCGGCATTCGAGGGTGGGGAGGGTGGGCTAGGGACGGTGCACCGGTAGTGTTTTCATGGCTGGACACACACAATCTGTAGCGGCTCGCTTTGGCATGGCTATCCGCGCCAGGATGGTGACCGCTCTTCCCGGCTCAACGGGTGATAAAGCCATGATTCCAGACCAGCTCAAACAAGAAATTTCAGCGTTCGATGCGATGCGGGACGAACTTTTCAAACACCATGCGGGCAAGTTCGTGATTGTGAAGGATGGGCAGCTTCAAGGCGCATTTGACAGCTTTGATGCCGCGGGACGGGAAGCCGTCCGGCGATTCGGGCAAGGCCCTTATCTGATTCGGCAAGTTGGAGCGCCGACTGTCATCCGTATTGCGCGCAAGCGATTGAAAGAGGTGAAACGTGGATAACGACAAATTCAACCCGGTACCGCTAAATGTGGATGCGGCCCTTGGGGAAGCGATGAGCCGGCCTGGCTTCGGGGCGGCCTGGGATGCGCTGGAAGAGGAATATCAGGCGCTAGGAGCATTACTGCAGGCCAGAAAGACCGCCGGACTGACTCAGGAGGATGTGGCAAGCAGAATGGGGACGACCAAAAGCGCGATTTGCCGCCTGGAAGCCTCCATCCGCAACGACAAGGGATCACCCTCACGTTATTTCCCTTGCGGGCGGCCAAATAACGATCTCTAAGATCGGCGGCCCGTCTGATATCGGCCTTCTTTGCTTTCTGACTTTTCTTTATGACAGCGTGACTTAGAAGAACGATGCTACGCGGCTTTCTGGAGCAATGTTTCGGCGGCGTGCCCTGCGGAATAGAAACCACGAACGGAGAGGCCGCGAGCGCTGGCCTCGAGGATCAGTTCATCCAGGACGTCTCTGGCTGTTTCGTGCTGTTTCTGGCTATACAGCAAGTCGGATTCCTGCGTCAGCAGCACGAACAGCATGGCGGATTCGCTTTCTGCTGCGTTGAGTGTTTGTTCGAGCACCCAGAGTTTTTGGCGCGAAGCGTTGATCCGGTTCATGGCGATGTCGGGCCGGATCACTTCGAAGTGCGCCGATATCGCGGGCGACAGGAACCCGAGATGGACTGGCAGGCCCTTCTGGTAAAGTGACAGGGAAACCCCGAAAGCGCCTTCGAGTCCTGGCTTGACCGCCGTGACCCGATCTTTCACGGCGTCCTGCCAGCGGGCCGCCAAGCCGCGATTATCGGCCGCTTCTTCCTCGTCATCCGCTGCATCGACGTCGGCCAGGCTGGCGAGGCTTGCCGTCAGCAGCAGGCCCTGTTTGATGGCGCCCTTCAAATCGTCGGCCAAGAACGGCCGTTCCTGCCCCAGCAGGAAGCCCGACAGCGGCGCGTCCCATGCCGACAGGGGGCCGCCTTGCGCGAGATGGGCCGCCAGGGATTCCGCCGCCAAAGCGATCAGCCCCATCACGTTGTCGCCATATTTGCCATACAACGCGCGCGCCGTGTCTTTCCGCAGGCAGACGAAGACTTCCGATTCCCCGGTTTCGGCGCGTGCCGCGATGGCGACGGCCAGCCGTTCGCCGCCGCCCGCCATGGGTTCCCAGGCAAGCGGCGCCCAGGTTCCGCGCAGGGCGGGCGGCTGCGGCAGGGTCAGTCCCAACGCATGGAGTAGCGGGTCAGGCGAAAAGGTCATGGTTGTCGCTGGGTAGTCGCTGGCTGATCAGGTCAGCCAGGAGTTTATTCCGCGCGATCAAAAAATTCATCAGGCCGGGGATTTCCGAATAACCGCACAATGGCGCGACAGCCTGTTCCAGGCGGTCTTCCGTCCATGCGGGCGCCAATTCGGCCAGCGCCCGCCCCAGCCGCCGGCGCCCCACCTCATCGAGCGTGCGCGCCAGCTGCATCAGTTGGTTGTCGGCCATGGGGGCGGTAAGGGCCTGATCGTGGTCGATGAGCCAGAACCCGGCGCCTCCGTCGTGCAGGATATTGCCGGGGTGGCGGTCGGCATTGGCGATCCATTCGTCGAACAGCCCGGCTGCTGCGAACGACCGCCATTGCAGCAGGCGGCGCCGCAATGTCTCGGAGTCGATGTGTCGCAGGTGGCGCGTCAGGTTGGGGTGTTCGATATCGACTGATCCGAACAGCGCTTCTTGCGTTTCCGCGTGGATGACGATGAGGGGCTCGGGGATCGGCAGAGACAAGGCGCGGCCGAGCAGCGCGCAAAGCATTTCGGTCAGGAAGGCCTGGCGCGGCAGATGCTTGCAGACGGCGACGACATCGCCGGCGGCCGTTCTGACCACGCCGCGCACGGCTTGATTGATTCCTTCACTCAGCTGGCAGCCGCCAGGCAGCAATACGCCACAGCGCAGACTCATTTACGCCCCATTTTGTCGATGAGCTCCTGGATGAATTTCAGGTTGTCCTCCGAAAGCAGTCCCTGCGCCGATTTGTTCATCATGTCCTCGACCAGGCCCCGGGTCGCCGGGGATAGGCTGTTCCAGAATTCGGCGTCTACGACCGGTGGGTGGGATTCCACGCCGCCCGCCGCCCGCCCCTCCCCGGCGTGGTCGTGGTCGAGCCAGCCGGGCGGGAGCTTGAGCTTTTCTTCAATGTCCCTGGCCACCTCTTCCCCGATATTCCGCCGATCCACATCTCCATCGGCGAGCATGCGCGATACGTTCGGAGGCGGGCGTCCTATCGCTCGCGCGAGGGCCGCTTTGTTCCCGGCAAAGCGATCCATCAGAAGCTTCTCAAGATTCTGACGTCGCAGTGATTTTGTACCCATGCGGGTATTAAATCCTGGCGCATCGGCATTGGGAATTCTCGTTTTGGGTATTGCCAGTGCGTACCCTATGGGGTAATGTTTTGCGCATGAACCTAAAAACATATCTCAGGATCCTCTCAGTCGATCGAAGGGAAGATTTCGCCAGGCACTGCAATTGCACGTTGCAACACCTGAAGTTCGTCGCATATGGGGCAAAACGTTGCTCCCCCGACCTCGCCCTCGCCATCGAGCGCGAGAGCGGCGGGGCGGTGACGGTGGCGGACCTGCGGCCGGAGTTCGCCGAGACGCTGAAATCGGCCGGGTACGTCCGCATCCCGCCCAAGGATCAGGCCGCATGAGCACGCTGACGACCCATTTCGATGCCGACGGCCTGGTCCGGGCGCTGGATGAGTTAACGCAGCTTGCCGAGGCCGCGCCCGAGCGCGCCCAGGCTTTTCTGGACTCGGTCGATACCCTGTCGGAGCTTTTCCGTACTGATTTCGCGCCACCGCGAAGACCGCCCACCGGCCCGTGGCGGACAGCAGCGCTTGCCGGGAGCGCAGTAACGGCCGCGGTTCCGCCCGGAAGCATCTCCTTGTATCTGCGCCGCTCCTTCCCCATGGGGAGCGGCTTTTTTTGGAGGCATTGCCATGACCCGCTTGATCGCCGCCTTGTTTCTCGTCTTGTCCTGGCTGCGGGAGACCATCCCTGTCCCGTCGCGGCGCAGCCGCTCCCACGGGGTGGAAGGCGATGAGCACGAATTCGCCTGGAACGAGTACCCCGGCCTATGAGCATCGAATTCTTCGCCGGCCTTGCGGCCGGCTGCCTGGTCGGCTGGTCCCTGCGGGCCAGGCGCGACCATCGCCTGTTGAGCGCCCTGGCCCCGCTGGCGAGGCAGATCATCGACAGCGGGCAGACCGTCATCAACCACCAGGGGGGGGAGTTAGGTTGTGGAAGACAGCATTCGCAAGGCGTTCCTGGACATGATCCGCGCCTATCCCGGCGGGTGGGACGCCGCCGCCGGCGCGCTCTGCATGAGCCGCATGGCGCTGGAAAACCGCATCTATGAGCGCAAGGGCCAGGCCCCGCTGGTCGAGCACGGGCTGGCGCTGCAGGCGCTGTCAGGCGCCACCCGCTTCGCCGAGGCGGTGGCGGCCCTGTCCGGCGGGGTGTTCATGCCGCTTCCCGAGCCTTCGCTGCACGGCCGCGGCGATCTGTTCGAGAAATTCGCGGAGCTGTACGCCGAGCTGGGTAAGCTGTCCGAGCAAATGAAGGCGGCGGTGGCCGATGGCGAAATCGATAAGCGCAAGCGTATCGGCATCGCCGCGACCGGGCAGGATATCCACCGCGTCCTGCAAGAGCTGCTGCAGCTCACGTTCGCGGTCTACTGCCGGCCCGGGCCGGACAGGCCGGGTGACTGATGTCGACCGTCGTGCCATTCAACCCGCCGCATCCCGCCACGCCGGCCGAGTACGCTCGGCGCTACGCCGAGATCGGCTGGCATGTTCTCCCTCTATGGTGGGTGCGGGAGGATGGCCAATGCGCCTGCGGTAATCCGAAATGCGAGCACCAGGGCAAGCACCCGCTGGGCATACTGGCTCGCCGCGGGCAGGATTCGGCGACCACGGACGCCACCGTCATCGGGCGCTGGTGGCGGCAGTACCCCAAGGCCAACATCGGCATTTCGCTGCACGCCTCCGGGCTGTGCGCGGTGGATGTCGATCCGCGCAACGGCGGCGATATCACGCTGGAGCAGGTCGAGGCCAAATACGGCAAACTGTTGTCGGATGTCGAGGCGATCACGGGCGGCGGCGGCCGGCATATCGTGTTCAGCGCGCCGGCTGGCCTGCAAAGCTTGCCGGGCAAGCTGGGGCCCGGCATCGATCTCAAGCTTAACGGCTACATCGCCGTCGAGCCCTCCAATCACGTCAGCGGCAATACCTATGAGTGGGAGGGATCAAGCTCCCCCCTGGATGGCTGCGCCCCGGCGCCGCTGCCGGACTGGCTGCGCGGACTGGCTCCCGCCGAAGTGCGGGCGCGCACTGGCGAGGCATTTTTCCGGGCGGCGGACGGCTCCGTCATCGATGACCTGAGGGAGGCCTTGGCGTTCGTCGACGCCGACGATTATCACCAATGGACGCACACCGGCATGGCGCTCTGCGAGCTGGGGCGCGCCGGGTTCGATCTGTGGGACGAGTACAGCCAGCGGAGCCCGAAATACGACTACCGGGCATGCGTGGTGAAGTGGAAGTCGTACCGGCCCGGCGATGGCTTGCACTACGAATCCGTGTTCGCCTGGGCGCAAGAGGCGGGGTGGATCAATGCGGGCAGGCCAATTCCGCAAGAGGCCGATATCGACCTGGGTGATGCCGAGCCGGCACGGCCATCGCCGCTCCCCGCCCATGCCCCCAAACGGCCTACCATCGAAAGCCCGCCGGAGGAGCTGCTGTCTCCCCCTGGATTGCTGGGCGATGTGTGCGCGTGGATCAATTCGACGGCGCGCAAGCATCAGCCGGCGCTCGCCCTGGCCAATGCCATCGCGGCCCTGGGGGCGGTGGTCGGGCGCAAGATCGAATCCGAGACGGAGCTGCGCACCAACTTCTACACCATCGGCGTATCGGAGTCGGGCACCGGGAAAGAACACTCCCGCAAGGCGATCAAGAAGCTGTTCGAGGCGGCCGGATTGTTCCACTTGTTGCAAGAGGAAATTGGCTCTGATTCAGGTCTGGAGGACCGGCTTTACAATCACGCATCCACGCTATTCCAGATCGATGAGATCAGCCACAAGCTGACCGCCATGCGCGGCAAGAACGCCAGCGCTTACCTGGCAAAAATCCCAGCGCTGCTGATGACGCTGTTCGGGTCGGCCAATGTCTCCCACCCATGCAAAACCCTGTCAGGATCGGAGCCGCGAGTGCTGATACAGCCGAATTGCTGCATCTACGGCACCAGCGTCCCCGGTGATTTTTTCTCCTCGCTGTCATCGGCTGAGGTGGGTAACGGGTTTCTCGGGCGCTGCTTGATATTTGCCGGAAACGAAGATCCGCGAACGCAAAAAACCAGGATGGGCGCACCGCCCCCCGAACTTGTGGAACGACTGGTATGGGCCTATCGAATCGCTACAGAACACCCCGAAGCAGGCGCCGACATCAAACAGCCGAAGCCGGTTTTGATCACAAAAACACCATGCGCCCAGGCCCTGTTCGATGAGCTTGAGTCGAGACAGAACAAGCACCGTTTAGCCTCTCAATCCAGCGAAGAAAAGAGCTTGTGGGCTCGCGTTTGGGAGCATGCCGACAAACTGGCTCTGCTAGCCGGCGCTCTGCACAACGGCAATGTTGATGAACGAATTGCTCAGTGGGCCATCGATCTAGCCTGGCATTGCACGTCGACGATGGCCCAGGCTGCGGCTGATTACATCGCCGACACCCAGGCCGAGGATTACATCAAGCGGGCATCCAGGGTGCTGAGGCAGCACGGCCGCATGACCTGCAGCCAGTTCACGATCAAAACCCAGTTCATGAAGATGAACGAGCGGCGCGAGGTGCTGGCGACGCTGGTCCAAATGGGACACATCGCGCAGACGCCTGGAACCGGCAAAGGCGCAGACAAGCAGCCCTCGTTTCTGGAGTGGATCGGCGAAAAATCATGAAATTCATGAAATTCACATGAAATTCAAGCGGCATTTTTGAATTTCATGGAGGTTTGGCGATTGATTTACAACAAGTTTTTATGAAATTCATGAAATTCAAGGCCCCCTATAGATACCTAGGAAGGGGTAGCTGTAGGGGTATCTATAGGAATTTCATGAATTTTATATATTTTATTATATATATCAATAACTTATGATTTATAAAATTCAATTTTGACACTTGAATTTTATAGGAATTTCATGAATTTCATAAATTGGCACAGGAGGGGGGGTTCGTGACTGATCGAATCAAGAAAACCGAAAACGCCGGGGATCAACCCTCGCTAGACTGGTTCGCATGAGCCCCCTCGAACGCCTCTTCCTCGATCGCTGCCGCATGGCCGGGCTGCCCACCCCGGTGCAAGAGCACCGCCCCATGGCCGCCCGCAACTGGCGCTTCGACTTTGCCTGGCCGGAGCGCCAGGTTGCCCTGGAGGTGGAGGGCGGGACCTGGGCCAATGGCCGCCACAACCGCGGGAGAGGCTACGAGAGCGACGCAAGGAAGTACAACGCGGCTACCCTAGCGGGTTGGCGCGTGCTGCGTGCTACGGGCGATATGGTGCGCTCTGGCGAGGCCGTGGCGGCGGTGAGGGAGGCGCTCGGGCATGAGCGCGGGTGAAATGTCAGGGCTGGCGTTCCTGGCCTGGCCTGGCTTTGGCTGATGGCTTGGGTCATTTCGTGGGCGGCGCGGCCGCAGAAGGGCGACGATGAAGAAACCCCGTAAGCCGACGCCCAGGCAGGCCCGTTTCGTCGAGGAGTACCTGATCGATCTGAACGCGACGCAAGCCGCGATCCGGGCCGGCTATTCCGCGAAGCGTGCGGATGCGATCGGCTATGAATTACTGAGAAAACCCGAGATTCAGGAGGCAATCCAGGCCGCTATGGACGCCAGATCGCGGCGGACCGGCATCACGGCCGATCGCGTCCTGGACGAGTTGCGCAAGGTCGCTTTCGGCGACGCCCGTAGGGTGATGAGCTGGGGTCCTGGCGGAGTGAAGCTGATCGATTCCGCCGAGTTGTCCGGCGACGACGCGGCGATCGTGGCGGAGGCCTTCGAGTCGATCACGAAGGACGGCGGCTCGATCAGGCTCAAGACTCACGACAAGCTCAAGGCCCTGGAACTGCTGGGCCGGCATCTGGGCATGTTCGTCGACAAGCGGGAGCTGACCGGCAAGGATGGCAAGGATTTGTCGGCCGTCGTCGTCTATGTGCCCGACAACGGCAGAGGGAGCGCGGAGGAAGGGCGCGATGGATGAGGCATTCATCGTCCGCCCGCAGCCCGGCCCGCAAGAACGGTTCCTGGCGTCTTCGGCGGACATTGCGGTCTACGGCGGCGCAGCCGGGGGCGGCAAGACCTACGCCGCCTTGATCGAGCCGTTGCGCTACTGCGGCAACGGCGAGTTCGGCGCGGTCTTCTTCCGTCGTGAATCGACTCAGATCACCAACGAAGGCGGCTTATGGGATACGGCGGCGTCACTGTACCCCCTGACCGGCGCCCGCCCGGTGAAATCGCCGAAGCTGGGCTTTACCTGGCCTTCCGGGGCCAGGGTGACGTTCGGCCATCTGAACCGCGAGACCAACGTGTACGACTGGCAGGGCGCCCAGATCCCCCTGATCATTTTCGACGAGCTGACCCATTTCAGCCGCGGCCAGTTCCTGTACATGCTCAGCCGCAACCGCTCGACCTGCGGCGTGCGCCCGTACATCCGGGCGACCACCAATCCGGACGCCGACTCCTGGGTGGCCGAGTTCATCGCTTGGTGGATCGACCCGGATACGGGCTATCCCATTCCGGAGCGCGCCGGGGTGCTGCGCTGGTTCGTGGTGGTCGACGACAGGATGGTCTGGGCCGATACGCCGGAAGGCTGCGAGCGGGCGGCGGGCGTCGAAGCGCGCTACGCCAAGAGCGTGACCTTCGTTCCCGCCAAGGTGACGGACAACCGGGCGCTGCTGGCGAAGGATCCCGACTATCTCGCCAACCTCAAGGCGCTGTCCCGGGTCGAGCGCGAACGGCTCCTGGAAGGCAACTGGAAGATCCGCCCGGCCGCCGGACTGGTGTTCCCGCGCCATTGCGCGGCGATCGTGCCGGCGCTGCCGGGCGACGTGGTGGCCTGGGTGCGGGCCTGGGACCTGGCCGCCACGCCGCCCACGCCGGACAACCCATCGCCCAACGCCACGGCCGGCGTGAAGATGGGAAAGCGCGCCAACGGGCGCTATGTGATCGCCGACGTCCGGCATATGCGGGTGGCCGCCCATGAGGTCAGGACCGCGGTGCGCAATACCGCGGCAGGCGATGGCAGGGGCGTCCGCATCTGCGTGCCGGAGGACCCTGGCCAGGCCGGCAAGGAACAGGCTTTAAGCTATGTCGCGATGCTGGCCGGCTACAGCGTCTACCGGCGGCGCCCGAGCAAGGACAAGATCACCCGGTCCGAGCCGTTCGCGGCGCAATGGCAGGCCGAGAACGTGGACGTCGTTGCAGGCCCCTGGACCGACGCCTTCCTCGGCGAGCTGGAGGGCTTTCCCGACATCGAGCACGACGACCAGGTGGATGCGGCCGCCGACGCCTTCATCGCGTTGACGAAGGGGTACGAAGGCCCGCTGACGCATCAGGTGGCGGCGTTATGAGCGGCCTGCTCCAAGCCATTGGGCGGGGTCGTCATGGCTCAAGCTGCCCGGTCCAATTCCAGCCGGACATGCATCCCCGTCTTGAGCGCCAGGGTCAGCAGCATGTCCAGGCTGAATTTCTTCCATTTGCCGCGCACCAAGTCGGACACGCGGGCCTGGGTGACGCCAAGGCGCTCGGCGGCCTCGGCCTGGGTCAGCCCTTGGTCTCGAATCCACAGCGCCAGCCCGTTCATCAGGTCGGCGCGCAGTTGCAGAATTTCAGCCTCGTGGGGCGGAAAGCCGAGGGCCAGGAACAGGTTTTCGCCTGCCTTTACGATGTCGGTCATGGGTCATCCTCCAACTGGGCGTCAAGCAGGCTCCGCATGAAGCTTGACGCCCAGCGCTCTGACGACCCTCAGCACCGTGTCGAAGCGCGGTTTGGCGCCGGGCTTGAGTGCGTTGTAAAGGTTCTCGCGTCCGAGCCCGCTATCCTTGGCCAGCTGCGCCATGCCGCGCGCGCGCGCGACATACCCCAGGGCGCGAACAATCTCGTCGCTGTCGCCATCGGCAAAAACCTGATGAAGGTATTCGGCAATGGCCGCGTCGCTGTCAAGCTCGGACACCATATCGAATGGAATGATTTTGACGGTCATGATTCAAATCTCCTTGGACAAGGCGATGGCCCGGCGAATATCGGCGTCTTGGGTAGACTTGTCGCCGCCGGCCAGCAAGAACAACATCACGCGCTCACGCGTCGTGAAATACACGCGATACCCTGCGCCCACGTCGATCCGCATCTCGGAAACCCCCTCGCCGACGGGCTTCACGTCGCCCAAATTGCCCGCCTCGGCCCGCTCGATGCGGCGCCGTATCGCCGTTGCCGCGCGCAAGTCCCGCAACGAGCGGCGCCATTCGGCAAACGATTCGATCTGCTGGATGATATAGGTTTGCATGGGGTTAATGTATCGACTTCGATACGCCAGGTCAACCGCCGCTTGACCTCGGGCGCGGCGCCTGGCTATGCTCTCCCCGTCCCGGCGCATGTCGGGATCGGGGGTGGTAGCCCGAACAGTAGAGCGGCCAATAGCCGCGAGAATTTCATTCAGCGGCTTTTTTGTCGCCTGAGTACGTCCAAGTCATGGGCGGCCGGGCGGGGAGAGTCGCAAGACTCGCCGGTTGCTCTACCCGGTCTACCAATCCCCGTTCGGTCGCTCACCAGTTTGGTAGCTGGTGTGCGGTTCGTAAATTCGAACGTAGAGCACATCATGAACACTCAAGCCCAAGGCGCGCCTGCGCCAACCGTATTTCAATTCCAGCCATTCACCATTCGCGTCGTCGCCGACGAAAACGGAAACCCTTGGTTTTGCGCCAAAGACGTTTGCGGCATCCTGGGCTATACCAACGATAGTAAGGCCATCAAGGATCACTGCAAATCAGATGGGGTAACGAATCGTTACCCCATCATCGATACCCTTGGACGGCAACAATTTCCTGCCTTCATCAATGAAGGCAACCTCTACCGACTCATCATCAAGAGCCGCAAACCGGAAGCCGAAAAGTTCGAAAGTTGGGTCTGTGATGAAGTCCTCCCCGCCATCCGCAAAACCGGCCGCTACGTCCACCGGGAGGCCCGGCCCGCCGCCGCCCCCTTGGGCGATGCCGCGCAATGGGTGGTGCGGGAGTACACGCAGAGCCTCGGGCGCTACCTGAACCGATCCACCCAGCAGATCAGCCCGCGGCTGCACGCCCATCTGCGCGCCCGGTTCGGCGTCGGCAACGTGCGCGACATCCCGGCGGACCGGCTCGACGAGCTGCTGAACGTCCTGGAGCAGTTCCACGACCAGGCCTACGGGCTGTGGTGGGTGTGCCTGAACCTGGAGCTGGCCTTGCTGCAAACCCTGCACGTCGCCGCGTATGAGACGCGGACGGAGCTGCCGCCCGCCGTGAGGGAGGCCATGACGGCCTGCGCCCTCCCCGGCGACAAGGGCGGCGCGGCCGAAGCCATCCGCCAGGGCGTGCTGCAACGCTTGAGACGATGACCGACGAAGACCACCAAGCCCAGCTCGATGCGGTCCAGGCGGAAATCGCCGCCCTGGCCGCGGCGGCGTTCGAGGAACTGATGCAGCGCTTGCGCGACGGCCAGGCGCCCAGGGAAGCCCTGGCGGCCGTCACGGCGACGTTCCAGGGGCAGTACTCCGAAGCCTTGGCGCGGGAGTTCGGGCGGCTGCTGGGGCGCTCCGTCAGCCCGGACGAAATCCGCGCGCTGCCGGTCGGCGACCTGAAGCTGTCGGACCGGCTGTACCGGCAGTCCCGCGAGACTTCCGCGGTGGCCCGGACGATCATCCAGAACCACGCCCAAGGCTTCCAGGACGCCCGCAAACTGGCGCTGCAGCTCTATGAGGACTATGAGTTCAAGACGGATCCGCTGAAGGTGAAGGCGGCCCTGCCGAAGTACCTGCGGGAAGCGATGCAGGATCCGGCGATCGACGGCGGCCTGCGGCTGCTGTTCGCCAAGATCAGGGCCACGAACCTGAAGACGCCGGGCTTGCGGGCGGCTTACCTGCAGGCGCTGGATGCCATCGAGAAAGGCGCGGGGGAGGCGTGGCTGAAGAAGCTGCTCAAGATCGCCTGGTACGAGCGCAACCGCTACTTCGCCAACCGCATCGCCCAGACCGAGCTGCACCGGGCCTACGAGGATGAGAAGGCCCGGGAGTTCATGGCCGACGACTCGCTGCGCTGGGTACAGGTGCGCTTGTCCAGGGCTCCCCGCCGCACCGACATCTGCGATCTGCACGCGCGGCTGGACAAGTTTGGGCTAGGGCCGGGCGTGTACCCGAAGGCGGAGGCGCCGAAGCCGACCTTCCATCCGTTTTGCCGGTGCGCCCTGGTCCCGCGCTGGGACCTGGAAGGCGAAGGCAAGGCGCGCCCGCATGCCGAACGGGCCTTCTTCGAGTCGCTGCCGGCGGATGAGGGGCGCAAGGTGGCCGGATCGTTCGACAAGCTCCGGCGCATCCTGGACGGCGAGAACTGGGAGAAGGTGATCGACGGCAACACCGATCCGCTGTACCGGCTACAGCGGGTGGGGGATACCATGAAGCCCGTGAACGCCGCCGCAGAATCCATGCTCAAAAGCCTGATTGACCGTGCGCGACAATCGGAGTCAAAGGGCGTAGAGTTGCTGAAAGCGGTCTGGTCTAACCCCAATAAGTTTTCTTCGCACGTCGTCAAGCGGATAGAAACGGGACATACGTTGTCGGCGGAAGAGTACGCGGCACAGACTTTTTCCGTACTTGCTCACGCGAAGACCATGACCCTTGCCATTCCATCATCAAACAATGGGTTGGCTACAGGGCGTTTGAGACTGAAGGCGGATGACTGGATCGTGCTGCTCGGAAACCGGGGGGAGATTGTTACATCATATCGTTACGAGCCTGGCAAAGAGACATTCGATTCTCGCCACGCAAGAATGGGAGATGCAATTTATGACTACGCAATACCCGACGAAATTAGACGAATACTTGCACAAATATTCGATCATGCTTGAATACTGGAGCCCTGACGAGGGTGACTCTCACTTGATGGTCGACTATCGTGAGCTGATAGATGAGCACTTGGCTTCAGCATCCACGGAGCAAGTGCGAACCCTGGCCGAACTCGATGCGAAAGCCGCCGCGCTGCTGGATGGCTATTCAGGGGCGGACACTTGGGATGTCAAAATGCTGAGAGAGACGGTCAAGCTGAGTAGGGAGCACCAGGCCGCCGCCTGACGGATGCAAGCATGGCAACATCTGACCGTAACGTGCTGCTGCGGACGCAGGTGAAGAGCGCCGCTTGAATCCGGCGGAACCCGAAAAGCATGTCCTAAGACTCCGATCCTTCGAACGGTTCCGCCCTACTCGCACCTTGTCACCTCGAACCGGCTGGCGAACAGCTTGTAGTGCTCCAGCCGGTCCTCGTCGGTGACCGTCTCCAGCCACCGGCAGTGGTAGCCCCGACCCACCCGGAGCGCTTCCCTTATCCGCCCCTCCCACGCGAACAGCGCCTGGTACAGCGCTTCCAGGCCCTGATCGGCTTCGGCCAGCGGGGCGCCGTAGTACACCAACACGTTCATCGAGCGCCAGGGCGTCCCCGGTTCGAGCGAGGACGGCACCAGCCGGATGATGGGGTAGTCGTCCGGGGACAGGCCGGATTCGATGCCGATCTTGCAGGTCTTGACCTCCGGCAGGACGGCCAGCGTATCCCTGAGGGCGACCAGCGTCTCCCACATGGCTTCAGGCCCGTCCGATGGGAACGGACAGGAACGTCACCCGCGTTCCGTCCGGCCGCCTGGCGTTGCGCAGCGCGAATTCGAACTCCTTGCGGTACTGGCCCAGCTTGACGGCGAAGGTGTCGTCCTGCTGGCCGCCCTGCTCCAGGCAGGCCAGGAGATAGACCCGCAGCACGGTGAGCTTATCGCGTGATTCGGGCAGGAATGCGCCCATGGCGTCGATGTCGGCGCGGGCGCGGGCTTCCAGCTCCGGCGTGATGCGGGTTTTCAGGTAGGCGTCGGTGTAGGCGAGTTGCAGGGGCACGGCGTCAGACCTCGCGTTGCAGTTGGCGGAGGATGCGTTCGAAATGGCGCGGTGCGGCCTCGGCGGCTCGCTTCATGTAGGGGTCGCCCTGATAGCCCGGATGCCGGACAAAGCGAGCGAAGACGAACTGGTTGCCGCCGACCCAGCGCAGCGCCTTCTTGGTTTTAGGCCGGATCGCGTGCGGCTTGGCGCCGCGCATAACGAACTCGGCGTAGGGCGCGCGCCGCTCGTCGTGGTCGATGAGGTAGCCCACGGCGGACTTCTTGATGCGCACCGACTGGAACAGGGCGCCGGTCTTGGTGTGGGCGTCGGCGCCCCCCTGGACGTCATCGAACACGGCCTGGGCGAGCCGCGCCGCCGCCTTGGGGCCGGCCGCGCCCAGCCGCTTAAAGCCCTCGTGGATGACTTCGACGCCATCGATGCGGAGGATGAGCACAGCGGCTCACCCGCCCGCGCCGAGGGTGCAGTAGATCGTCCCCGCGCCGGCTTGGGCGATGACGGCGAGATGGGTATGGGGCTGGCCGATGTCGATGCTGCGCCAGAGCATCGCTTCGCTGTGGGGCAGGACCGGATAGTCCGGAATCTGGGCCACCACCTCGGCGTCGCCCAAGCGGACGAACGCCAGAAAATCGCTAGGGTTATGGATTTTCAGCGCTTCCATGTAGGCCGCCGGCGGGGGGAATTCGATCCGGGCGCTGATGTCGGAGAACGGCGCCGCCACGGTGCCGCCGAACGGAAAGAAGTGCCGCTTTTTCGTCCAGAACGAATAGCCTTCGCTGACCGTAACGTCGGTCAGGACGACCATGACTTCGCCCCTAGGGGTGATGGCTACCTCCCCGTAGCCGCCGGCGTCATCTTTCCCGGCGATGCGCACGATGCGGCGGTCGTCCCTGAGGCGTTTGCTGATGGTGGTCATGGGTTGGCTCCTTTCTGCAAAGTGGGCTCATCGATGGCCGCGATTATCGCGTCCATGGTTTCGGCTTCGGCCGTGGCGAACTGGAGGCCGACCACGGCCTTCATTCCTTCCCGGATCACGGCGTCCGGGAAGCCGGCGGCCTGCATCTGCTGCAGCACCGTCAGTTCCTGGCCGACGTCCGCCAGCTCGAAGGACTTGGGCCAGACGCTTTCCGTGCGGTTCTGGATACTCAGCCAGCGGCAGGCCAGGTCCCACATCCGGCGCTCCAGGTCTTCCATGCGGCGGGCGAAGCGGGCGAGCGCGGAATTCAGCTCCTGGAAGCGGATGGTCAGGGCGATGCCGGATTCGGCCTGCGTCGGCTGCTCGACGGTCATGGCGATGCGGCGGATGGCCTCTTCCAGGCCGGCGATCACCTCGTTGTAGATCGTCGCCGGCCCGTCCGGCGGGGCGATGAAGGCCGGGGTGTCGCCGTTGTGGATCAGCATGTTGCTGACGCCGACCGTCTCGGTCACGGCGACCAGGTCCGCCGGCGGCGCTTCCGGCGGAATCTGGTAGGTCAGCAGGGAGAAGGTCTGGCCGCGCAGAATCTCGTCGCGCTCGGAAGCCGCATTGAAGTAGCGCCGCGAGAGGACGGCGATCTGCTCGAAATCCCCGTAATCGGGAAAGCTGCCCGACTCGGTGAAGGCCAGCACCGGGCACAGCCCTAAGCCGTGAATTCCTGACTCCAGCACCTCGCCGGTCTCGCCGGGGCGCTGCACCCGCCATTCCGCCGTGTCCCACACCCGCCAGACGTCGATCGTCTGGCCCTGGTATTGCGCCGTGCTGGCGATGGCGACGCTTTCGAACAGCCCCTGGACGTTGAGCGTGTAATCGACCACCCGTTCCGGCGGGATCGGCGCCAGGTAGGGAAAGGCCCGCTGTTCGATCTGGGAGGCGCGGTCCGGGGGCACGGCCTGGGGCATGTCCACCAGCAGCAGCATGGAGCCCCTGGCCTTGGTTTCGACCGCGAAGGTGGACCAGAACACGTCCAGGCTGTTGCCCTGCCAGTCGCAGTCGTCGGAGAGCGCGGTGAGCAAGGGATGATCGAGCGCGCGCCGGGGCGGCTTCTTCGCCAGATAGCCGGCGAAGCGGACGCAGGCCGGTTTCAGGAAATTCCGGTACCAGGCCACCTCGTTGCGGCGGGCGAACTTCTCCGCCGACTCCCGCGGATAGCGCACCAGGAAGGAGGGGCCGGACAGCTTCGGGTTCAGCCCCTCCCGGTCGATCCAGACCTTGGGCCGGAAGCCGCCGGAGCCATCGAGCGCATGGGCGATGAACTGGTAGCGCGCAGTGTCCGGAACCATGTTGACATACTACATGTTGTGTGTAGCATTATGGTTAGTCACAACATGTAGTATGTCAACCGGAAAAAGACCGCTGCCCATGGACATCGACAAGCTGAAAGACAAGCTCGGCGCCGAGTTCGATCCCATCAAGCACTACATCGACGATCTGATCGGGCAGCGCGACGCCGCCCGCAAGGAGTCCATCGACGGCCGCAAGGCGCTCAAGACCGAAGTCGAACAACTGCGGACCTTGAAGGCCCACCTGTTCGAGAAGCTGGGGCTGGACCCGGACGCCGATCCGGCGGACCTGCCGGACGTAAAAGGTCAGGCCGAGGCCGCCAGGCAGTTCGAGGCCCGCGTGAAGCGGCTCGAACGCGAACTGGCGGACAAATCCAAGGCCCTGGATGAGGCCACGGCGCGGCACCGGCAGTTGCGGCAACAGGCCGGCATCACCAAGGCGCTGACCGCGCACGAGTTCATCGACCGCGAGCTGGTCGAGAGCTTTGTTTCGAACCGCGTCGACTGGGAGGACGACATCCCGTTCTACCGGACCGACGACGGCAAGCGCGTGCCACTGGACGAAGGCGTGAAGCTGATCGCCAGCACCCGGCCGCATCTGTTGAAAGCCCAGGGGGCGGGAGGCTCCGGGTATCACGCGGGCAACGGCGGACGGGCGGTCAACCCCTGGGCGAAAGAGACGCTCAACCTGACCGAACAAGGCCGGCTGCTCCGCGACAACCCGCAGCAGGCCCAGCAGTTGATGGCCGCGGCGGGCGTGAAACCGACCTGACTATCACGGAGCAATGAGCCATGGCGGAAACCCGTATCGCGGACGTCATCGTCCCGGAAATCTTTCAACCCTACGTCATCCAGCGCACGGCCGAGCTGTCGGCCCTGTGGGCCGCCGGCATCGTGGCGGCGGACCCCCGCGTCATCCCAGGCCCCCGCGCCGGCGGCGAGACCGTGAACATGCCGTACTGGAACGACCTGGACGGCGATGCCGAGGAGCTGTCCGACCAGAAGCCGCTGAGCGTCAACAACATCGGCACCGGCCAGGACGTGTCGGTCGTGCAGGCGCTGGGCAAGGCGTTCGGCGCCAATGATCTGGCCTACACCCTGGCGGGCGACGATCCGATGCGCGCCATCGGCGATCTGTTCGCGCAGTGGTGGGTGCGGCAGATGCAGAAGCGGTTGCTGGGGGTGCTCAAGGGCGCGTTCTCGGCCGGCAACATGGCCGGCAACATCCTGGACATCTCGGGCAGTACGAATAGCGCCGCGACGGTGATCGAGAAGACCAGTTTCGCCGACGCCGCCTTCCTCTTGGGCGACGCCTCCGCCGGGCTCACCGCCGTGGCGATGCACTCGGCCACCTACACCAAGCTGTACAAGGACGACCTGCTCGACACCGAGAAGGGCGCGGATGGCGCCACCTTCGCCAGCTACCAGGGCAAGCGGGTCATCATCGACGACGGGCTCCCGGTGGAAGCGGGCGGCGTCTACACCACCTATCTGTTCGGCCCCGGCGCCATCGCCTACGCCGAAGGCTCGCCCAAGACGCCGGTGGAGAACGACCGCCACAGCCTGGGCGGCTACGACGTGCTCATCAACCGCCGCCATTTCGTGCTGCACCCGCGCGGCGTCAAGTGGATCGGCGCCGCCGCGATCTCCGCCGGCGATGCGCTCGGCGGCCATCCGACCCTGGCGGAGACCGCCGACGGCGCCAACTGGACCCGCGTCTACGAGCCCAAGGCGATCCGCATGGTCGCCTTCAAGCACAAGCTGGCGGAGTGAGCCATGGGCATGCTGTCGTTTCTTGAGCAAGCGCCGCCGCCCAAGCGCCCCGAGCCGGACCCGCGCGAGGCGCAGCAGACCGCCGAAGACCCGCGTGAAACCGAGGATGCCAAGGAGCCCGCGCGCCGCAAGCCGGCGCGAAGCGGCAACAGTGACGCCCATGAAGGCTAACGCCATGGGCATCGATCTGGATAGCTGCCGGCCGCCCGGCCCGGTCATCCATACGGCCGTTGCGATACAGGTGATATTCGTCGCCGTGTGGTCGGGCCTGGTGGCCTATTTCAACCGGGTCCGCGAGCGGATGGATTCGCTCAACTGGCTGTTCGGCCTGATCGACATCGCCAGCTCCTCGCTGGTGGGGTTCTCGGTCTGGCTGCTCGCCGAGCGGCAGGGGCTGGGGTACTGCGAAGCGATGTTGTTGGCCATCGTGGCCGGCCACTTCGGCGCGCGCTGGTTCGGTTTGCTGATGTACCGCTGGCGCGGGCCGCAGGAATGAGTCACACCCGCCTTAATCACTCACTTAGGAGTTATTCATGACTACTGACGCAATGCTTTTGACCGGCACCATCAAGGGCGCCGTCGGCACCGGCACCCTGGTGGACTTGGGCAACGCCGCCCTGGACCTCAGCATCGAAGAAGATACCAAGGAACTGGCCGATTACCAGAACCCCGGCGGCGGCGTCATCGCCTCGGTCAGCCGCATCAAGTCGGTCACGCTGAAGCTCAAGCTGTGGTCGATCAACGCCGCCAACCTGGCGCTGGCCGTGCGCGGCACCGTCAGCGGCACCGGCGCCCAGACCATCGAGGCGCTGACCAAGACCGCCGAGGACTGGCACATTACCTTCGACGGCGTCAACGAGGTCAACGGCGACACCGTGGCCTACGACTTCTACAAGGTGAAGTTCTCGCCGTCCTCGTCGCTCCCCGGTCCCGGCTCGGACGACTTCGCGGTGCTGGAACTGACCGGCAAGGTGCTGAAGGACACCAGCAAGACCGGCACGGGCGTCAGCCAGTACTTCAAGGCCGTCATCACCCCGGCAACCTGATAGGCAGGCTGTTTGTGGGGGCGGCTTGACCGCGAAACCTCTCTCATCGCGGCATGGCCGCTCCTACAGGACGAACGCATGGCGGAACTCGACACCACGAACCCGACCGGTCTCCGGGCCGAGCGCACCATCGAGGCCGGCGGCCGCAAGGTCGTGGTGCGCGAGCTGACCGTGGGTGAAGTCCGGGCCTGGCTGAAGGACGCCAACGACGAACTGGACCGGAACGACCTGGTCGCGCTGGCGCTGTTTGCGGACATCACCCTGGACGACCTGACTCGGTTCGCGGACCTCTCCCGGGCCGAACTGGACGCCATGCTCCCCTCCGAGCTGGACAAGGTGCGGGAGGCGGCCAAGAGCCTGAACCCGCATTTTTTCGGGCTGCGCGAACGCCTGGCCAACGCGGCCCAGGTGGCCGCTACGGCGCGGCCAGCAACCTCGACAACCTAGAACTGACCGCGCTGGCGCTGATCGAGCGCGGTCATCAAGGGGTCTGGAACTACCCTTGGCGGATGTTCATGCAGGTCAGGGTGATGAAGCGGTCGCGTTAGGCTGGTACGGCGGGAAGCGGACTTCCGCGGGTATGGGCGGGCCGGACAGGAGCGTGAAGAAGATGAGGAACACGATCAGCAGCGCACTCGGCATCAAGACCCAATAGAACAGTTCTCGCATGGCGACTCTCAAAACGGTCATCGAAATTGCGGCGAATACGGCGGCGGCCGAGAAGGGTCTCGGCAACGTCTCGGCGCAGGTCGACCGGCTGGTTGGGTCGATCAAGCGCGTCGGCCAGTATGCCGTCGGCCTGTTCGGCGCGGCCGAAGCCCTTCAAGCTGCCCGCGATCTGGGCAAGCTCTCCGACCAGTACCGCAACCTCGAAGGCCGGGTCAAGCTCGCGGCCGGCTCCCAGAACCAGTTCACCGAAGCGCAGCGGGCGCTGTTCGCCATCGCCCAGAACAACGCCCAGGCGCTGGCCGGCGTGTCGCAACTGTATTCCCGCATCGCCAGGGGCGCGGTCGAGATGGGCGTGTCTCAGCAGCAAGTGCTGAGCATCATCGACTCGGTCGCCAAATCCTTCCGCGTCTCGGGGGCCACGGCCCAGGAGGCCGAAGCCGCCACCCTGCAATTCTCCCAGGCGCTGGCCGCCGGGGTGCTGCGCGGCGAGGAATTCAACTCGGTGATCGAGCAGGCGCCGCGACTGGCCCAGGCCATCGCCGACGGCCTGGACGTCCCGATCGGTAAGCTGCGCGCCCTGGCCGAAGCGGGCGAACTGACCACCCAGAAGGTCGTCGAGGCGCTTGCCAAGGCCAAGGCCGGCATCGATAAGGACGCGGCCGGGCTGCCCGACACCATTGGGCAGGCGATGGTCCGCTGGGACAACGCCGCCCTGAAGTTCGTCGGCACCTCGCCCGCCATCACCCGCGCCGCCGAGGCGATCGCCGACGCCATCAACGGCGCGGCGGAGAACATCGACAAGATCGCGGCGGCGGCCGAAGTGGCCGGCACCGCGGTGGCGGCGCTCCTGGCCGGACGTATCGCGGGCGCGGTGGCCACCGCCATCGCCGGCATGGGCGCCGTCTCCCTTTCGTTGAGCGGCATCATCGCGCTGCTGGGCGGCCCCGCCGGCATCGTCGCGGCGCTGGCGGTAGCGGCGGGCGCCTGGAAGCTGTTCGGCAGCGAGGCCGAATCCAATCTCGACAAGGTGGCCCGCAAAGCCCTGGAGGTCAAGTCCAAGGCGGGTGGAAAGGAGGTGTCGCCGGAGGCGCTGGCGTTCCAGCAGCAAACCGCGCTGGATGAGGCGGCGCTGGCGAAGCAGCGGGCCGCCGTCGACGATCTGGCCCGGCAGTACGCCGCCTATGAGGCGGCCGGCAAGGGCGCCGGGCAGGCCCGCAAGGGCAGAGAGCTGTTCGATACCCTGACCCAGGAGAAAAACGTCCTGGGCGAAATGGTCAGGCTGTTCAATCTGCGGCAGGCGGCGGCCGACGCGGACCGGACCGCCAAGAAGGAGCGCGAACTCGCCAAATCCTTCGCCGAGACCAAGGCCGCGCTCAAGGACGCCACGGAACAGGCCGAGACCTACTACCAGCGCCGGCTGGCGGCGATCAACGCCATCGAGCAGACCGGCATCACCCGGATCACCCAGGCCCCGCCGAAGCAGCCCGTCCCCGGCGAATCCAGCACCCTGGGCGGCATCGCTCAGCCCAACAACAAGGCCAGGACCGAGCTGGAACAGGCTCAGGCCGTGTTCCGCTTGCAGCAGCAGGCCGAGCAAGCCCGGCTGACCGCCATGCGGGACTACGCCAATCAGCGGCTGGCCCTGGTCGATCAGGTCTACGGCAAGGAGATCGCCAAGTACAAGGACGGCGAGGACAAGAAGACCCAACTGGAGCGCGAATCGCTGCAAGCCCGCCGGGCCATCTACGCCGGGCTGGAAGCGGCCTATGCCGCGACCATCGACAAGCTGATCGCCCAGGAGCGCAGGCTGCGGGACGAGGCGGTGGCCGCGGCCAGGGCGCGGGTCGACATCGAGCGGGAAACCCGGCAGGCGGTCGCCGGCATGGCGCAGGCTCAGGCCACGCCGGCCGAAGCCGCGCGCGCGCAATACCTGGAGCTGCAAAAGCTGATGGCCGAGCAGCAAAGCGCCCTGGCCGCCGGCAATCTGGACCTCTCCAGGCAGGCCGGCAATCAGGCGAAGGGCATCGCCGAGGCGCTGGGCCAGCAGATCGCGGCCGCGCTGCGGGACGTGAAGCAGAAGATCGCCGATCTGGCGAAGGAAAAGACGGCGGCCGAGGCGGGCAAGACCACCGATCAGCGGCAGAAGGAGTTCATTGGCCAGAACGATGCGCGGAATCTCATCGACAACGCCGATCCGGTCCGCCAGTTCATCGCCGGGGCGTCCGGCCCGGAACAGCCCAAGCCCCAGCCCGGTCTGGGCACGCAGGACGATCTGCAGAAGCTGATCCGGTTGCGCCAGGAGATCGGCCAGCTTCTGGCCGAGGCGGAGACCAAGGCCGGGCAGGCCGCCATCACCCAGGCCGAACAGACCGCCCAAGAAATCCAGACCGCCCTGCAGGGCGCGCAAAGCGTGGGGGCGGAGATCGACAAGATCGACCAGAAGCTGGCCCAGGGCTTCAACCTGAAGGTCCAGGCCGATCCGGCGGCCCTGCAAGCCTTGCAGACTCAGCTGCAAGAGCTGCTGAAGCCGGAAACCAAGATCATCAACGTCAAGGTGGTCAAGGACGGCAACGCCATCACCGCCACGCCCGACGGCGCCAGCCCCGATACCGGACTGACCGTACCCGGCTTCCGCCGCGGCGGCTGGATCAAGGGCTACGGCGGCGGCGACCGGATTCCGGCCCTGCTGGAGGAGGGCGAATTCGTGCTGCGCAAGGAAGCGGTGCGCAAGTTCGGCCTGGACAGGCTGTACGCCCTCAACAACCTGGCCATCCCGCGCTTTTCGATCGGCGGCTACGTGGCGCAGGCGGTGCCCGCCTTCGACGCCTCCCTGGCCCGCGCCGAGGGCGGCCAGCCGGTACACATCCATCTGCCCGGCGTGCCGGGCTCGTTCGCGCTCAACGGCGACCCCCAGGTGGTGCGGGCGCTTCAGCGCGAAGTCGCCAAGGCCGCGCTCAAGCACGGGCGGATCGTGCGATGAGGCTTCGACTTTTTCAACCCACGGGAGGAACGACCGATGTTCGACAAAGTGAAATACTTCTACGAATGCATGCAGGCCGGCAAGGCGTTGCAGGACCCGAAACTATGGAACCGCCGGGCGGACCTCATCGCCAAGTTGACGGTTCTGTTCATGGCGGTGACGGGGCTGGCCGAGGCTTTCGGCTACCCCTTGGGCCTGACCGGCACTGACATCGCCGCGGTGGCGCAAGGCGTGGGCGTCCTGGCCGTCACCGCCGTGAACGCGCTGTACACGGCCAGCAACAAGGAGGCCGGCAAGCGATGAACGCCTGGATGAGACGCGCAGCCGTGCAGGCGGCGCAAGCGCACGGCCTGCCGATCGAATGGGTGCTCGCCATCATCGAAGTCGAATCCTCCAACCGCTGGGACGCGACCCGGTTCGAACCGGGCTACCGCTGGTTCTGGGGCAAGATCACCTGCGACCAGGAGCGCATGGGCCAGGCGACGAGCTGGGGGCCGATGCAGATCATGGGCGCCGTGGCCCGAGAACTGGGATTCGAGGGCAAGTTCGAAGAGTTGTTGAGCTCGCTCGGGATCGATTACGGGTGCCGGCACCTCGCCAACTTCGTGCGGCGCTTCGGCCTCACCGACGGCGCCATCCGCGCCTACAACACCGGCCGCGCGCGGCCGACCCGGGCCGGGGACCGGTATCTGGCGAAAGTCAAAGCCGCCATGGGGAGGCAGGCAGGGACTCCCGTCCGTAGGGCGGTCACGTGATCCATCCGACCGCTGTTCAAGCCTGTTCCCTGGGGTCCGCGTGCTGGCTCGTCGGCTTTCTCGCGGGCTCCTTGGTCTGGTTATGGCCGTGACCCTGGCCGGCTGCTGCACGCTGGCGCCGCGGGTCACCCTGACGCCGGAGGCCTGGCTGACTCCCCTTCCGGAGATCGCCGCCGGCATCGAGGAGGTTGGGCTGGTCTTGCGTTGCGAAGAACCGGCTCCGGGCGGCTCGTGCTGAGCGGAGTCGAAGCGTGAGCGTCCTCCGCGACTCGGCCTTCCTCCTCGGCGGCATCGCCGTGCCGCTCTACGCCCGGCTGGAATGGTCCCAGACCTACCGCTGGCTGGAGGGGGCGACCACGCACCGGATGTGGTCCGGCCGTTCGGTGAAGCAGCACGCCTGGCGCAAGCTCGCCACCGAAATCAGCGGGGGCGGCTGGACGCCGCCGGGGCTGTCGGCGCTCGACTATTCGCGGCCTCTGGTGCTGGCCTGCGCATCACCCCTGGCGATCGTCGGCGGCGGAACCCCGCCGCTGCCGGCGCGGACGGAAGCCGAGTTCGCCACCGTCACGCTGGACGTCGACGGCGTGGCCATCACCTATTACTACCCGCGAATCACCGTCTACTGCTCGCCGCCTGAACAGCAACTGGACGGCGTGACCGGCAATTACTCCTGGCGCCTGAGCGCCGAAATGATCGATCCGATCGGAGGCTGACATGCTGTTGAATCTCGCCTGGCTCGATGGCGTCAAAACCACGCTCGCCGCCGCCGCAGGGGCGAGCGACACCCTGCTGAGAGTGGCCGGCGCCAATCCCCCCTGGCAGAATCCGCCGTTCACGAACGGCCAGTACTACTATTACCTGACGCTCATCGACGCCGAGATTCCGATGCAGTGGGAACGGGTGAAAGTGACCAACGTCTTTTACCCCGACGGGATGCCCGGCGAATTGACGGTCGAGCGCAACATCGCCAGTTCCAGCGGGGCGCCACAGGCCTTCGCCGCGGGCGCCATCCTCCAATGGTCGCCGGGGGCGAGGGAGATCGACCACTGGCGGATGAGCTTGTCGGCATCGATGACGGCCGCCGACGGCCTGGCCGGAACCCGGTTCCTGGCGCCGTTCACGGGCAGTGTGACCGGCAGCATGGGCGCGGCGTACTGGATCAACCGCTCCGGCAAGGCGCTCCGGCTGTCGCAGCTCATCGCCGTGCGCGCGAACGATTCGACCTTCAGCGGCGACAGCATCGTGGTCTCGGTGGAATCCACGGACGGGCTGAATCCGGCCGCCCCGTCCGGCCTGCAATTGCAAGTCTTCTCCGACGACTTTGGCATCATCAGGAATGCGTACGATTTCCTGGACATAGCGCCCGAAGGGCCGGTCTGCTTCATGCTCAGCCGGGCCAACGCCGGCGCCAGTGTGTCCGGCGCCTTCCGGCTCGCCCACGTCAGCGTGCTGGCGGAGGAACTGTGATGACGACGATCTCCGGCACCCTCACCGAATCCCTCGATCCGACCGACTGGATCGCCTACGCCCACCGGATCGACACCGGCGCGCTGGCGGGCCTGGCCAATGTGGCCGCGGGCGCATTCTCGATCGACTGCGGAACCGTGACGGAAGCCTGCCTGATCACCGTGGCGCCGCGGATGGGGGCGCGGTGGAAGGCCGGCGAAATGGCGGCGGTCGGCGATTACCGGGTGCCGTCCGCGCCGGCGGCGACGCCCTATATCTACAGGGCGGTGGCGGTAGGTGGCGGCACTGACCCCCACTTCCAAAATGTGGAGCTGGGGCTGCGCTGCAACGGTGCCAACGGCTCGACGGCATTCACCGACCTCTCGAACCGTAATCGCGCCATCACCGCGCATAACGGCGCGCAGATTTCTACCGCCCGGTCGAGATTCGGCGGGGCGTCCGCGTTTTTCGACGGGACTAACGACTTCCTCTCGGTAACCCCTCCCTCTGGCGACACGGGGCTTCAGTTCGGCACTGGTGACTTCACGATCGAATGCTGGGCCTTCCAGACCAGTCCATCGGATGGAAACAGGACCCTGTGGGGGTTCGGCGAATCACAACCCATGCGGCTGTTGACCTCCAGCGGCAACCTCGTTCTTAATCACACATCGACCGGAACGGTTGTCATCAGCACCACGGTGACAATTGGCGCTGTATGGAAACACGTCGCCCTCGTTCGCTCATCCGGCATCGTTCGCCTCTACGTCGACGGGGTCCAGGCCGGCGCGAATTGGTCGTTTTCCGGCAACCTAGATCTCCCGGCGGGAGGCGTATTCCGGGTCGGCTGTAATCGAGGCGATACCTGGTTCTGGGCCGGAAACATCGACGATCTGCGCATCACCAAGGGCGTCGCGCGCTATACGGCCAATTTCACCCCGCCCGAGGAAATCGGCACTAGCGTTTCCCCTACCGGCAGCAGTGAGCCCGCCTGGCCCACCACGATCGGCCAGGAGGTGATCGACGGCGGCGTCACCTGGCGCTGCGTCAGCCGCATGGTCCAGCCCATCACCCATGGGCCGCTGATTCCGGTCTAGGCCATGGCCTATACGCCGTCGCCCTCCTTCGATTTCGCCGCGGCGGCCTACACGCCGGGGACGGCCTTCGACTTCGACGCGCAAACCGGCGAAATCTATTCGCTCACGGCTCAGCTCGAGCAGCGCGTCTTCGGGGTCTACGGCCTGGCGGCGCCCATCGCCCAGCCGATCCATGTCACAGGGAGTCTCGAAGCGCCGATCGAGCAGCCGGTATTCACCGCCTACGGCCTGCCGGCGGCCATCCGCAGCGAGGTTTACGAGCATTTCGGCCTCTCGGCCGGCATCACCCAGGAAATCGGGGTATTCGATCTCTACACCCTGGCTGCGCCGATTGCCCAGGCGGTATTTGGCGTTCACGGCATCGCCGGCGGGATAGAACAGCCGATCTATGTCACAGGAAGTCTCGAAGCGCCGATCGAGCAGCCGGTATTCACCGCCTACGGCCTGCCGGCGGCCATCCGCAGCGAGGTTTACGGGCATTTCGGCCTCTCGGCCGGCATCACCCAGATACAGTTCGTTCCCTACGCCATCCCTGCCGCCGCCATCGAGCAGCGCATCCGGGCGGAGCCCTACACGCTCCAGGCCCCCGTCACCCACCGGGTCATGGCCGTATACACGCTGTCCGCGGCCCTGGATCAGACGGTCACCGATCCGGTGTTCGACCTGGACGCCCCGCTTGAGCAGGCCGTCTATGCGTTCCTCGCGAACCTCAATGCCCAAATCAGCCAGACCCAATACGACGCCCAGGTCGTCGGCGGCGGGGCGTACATCGGCCAATCCCAGACCGCCAGCAACGACATCACAACCTGGGCGGTCAAGGCCGTCATCGGCAACGCCATCGGCGACGGCGAGCCGATCCCGCCGGCTCACGGCGTCGTCCTGGGCGAGCTGCTGGGCCGGATGACCGGCGTCCTGACCGTGGACGGCGAGGAAGGCGCGGCCCGGATCGCCGAGTTCACCGTGCTGCCGGCGCCGGGATCGGGGCCGATCCACATCCATACCCTGACCGGACTGCCGGTCACCCTGTTGCTGGTGATCAGAGGCATGGAATTGCCGATCTTCCAGGGCCTCCTGGATGTGCCCGGCTGGGACCCGGTGCAGGGCCTGCTCCATCTCTCCTGCACCGACAATCTGCAAAGCCGCTTCGGCGGGCTCAAGCGCAAGGAGATCGCCAGGATCATCGGCGGGCGCTGGTCCCCCTATTTGTTCGACGCCAAGGCCGACGAGTGGCAGTACGTGCAGGACCGGCTGTCGACGCTGCCGGTCAGCTACGACCTGGACCTCAACCTGCAAGGCCAGATCACGCCCTGGCGAGCCAAGGCGAACGCCGATTTCACCTTCCGCCCCGACGCGATCATCGAAAACAGCGTCCGCATCGACATGGCCTCGGCCCGCCAACTGGTCAATTCGATCGACGTCAACATGGACTACCGCTACGAACGGCTGATGCAGCGCGAGCACACCTACCACTGGGAGCTGAGCATCGACCAGATCATGGAGGGCAGCACCGCGCCGACCCCGGAAACCATCATGCAGGCCGTCAACGGCACCGGCTGGGCGGTGCTGGCGGAGAACGGAATCCCTAGGCTCCGGATGACGCCCTTGCCGGACCCCCAATGGCTGCGCGGCGTCATGTACCTGTCCGACTGCCCGCGCTACAGCCTGGCGGCCGGGCTGTTCGTGACCCTGGCGCAGCGCTGGACCCAGACCGTGACCGAGCAATGGCATATCACCGTCGACGCGCCGGACTCGATCCGGGTGATCGGCAAGCGCCATGCCGCCACCACCGCCAACTTCGACGCCCAGAGCGGCAAGGACCCGCGCTACGAGCATTGGGACCGGACCACCGAAAAGGCGATCCAGCTCACCCTCCACGACGGCGCGCCGCGCGGCGGCTATGCCTGCGACTCGTGGATTCCCTACCACCCGCTCCAAGTCCGGCTCCACACCGTGCCGGTCCCTGCCGGGGCGCGGCGCTTTCCCACCCAGGACCCCATCGCCAACCCCTTGGGCGATCTGTACTACGACCTCGACGACGGCGCCGCCGACGGCCGGGCCGGCCTCTCCAACGCCTACATGACCGGGATCGAGCGGGCGCGGCGGGACATCCTGGCCTCCCACCGCCAGACCACTGTGATCTTCGACACCCTGATCGCGCCCCTGATCGACCGCACCCACACCGTGCGCCTGGTATCGCCCCGGCTGACCGCGAAAGGCAAGGTGCGCCGGGTAACCCATACCGTCGATTTCGACCGGGGCGCGGCCCTCACCACCCTGGCCCTGGCGGTGTCGAAGTCCTACGGCGTCGGCCTGGCCGATGCGGGTTTCGATTTCCCGGCCCCGGCCAAGCCCCCGGCCACCCAGGCGGCGCGCC